TCTTCAGCAGTAGGATTAGCAGCAATTAACTTTGGTGTTCGTGTGCTTGCAAGTTATGTTGTGTCAACATTGATCGGCAATCGTTCGAATACATCAGGTAATGATACAAGTGCAGCAAATAACTTAGGTAATCGTGTACAATTTCCACCAGCAACTGACAACAAACTGCCAGTCGTTTATGGAACAGCATTCGTAAGTCCAGCAATTACTGACGCAGTTATCAGTACAGATTTGACAACCATGTGGTATGTCATGGCATTGAGTGAAAAGACTGACACAGGCGTGTTCTCATTCGGTCGTCAATGGTGGGGTGACAAAGAACTGATTCTTGACAGTGTTGACAAGACTAAGGTTATCAAATGGATCGACAGTTCAGGCACTGAGAATACCAACATCAATGGTAAGATGTATATCTATTACTATAACAATGGTAGCAGTAATCCAACTAACAGTACACAAACTGCTATTCAAGTATTAAGTGATGCAGCAATCAGTTTGCCAACGCGTTGGACTAGCAATCATCTAATGAGCAACACTGCGTTTGCTATTGTCAAGATCATTTACAATCAAGATGCAGGTACTACAGGTCTAGAACAATTTAAAGTTCAATTACAAAACTCATTGACTAGCCCAGGCGCAGTTATTGGTGATTACTTAGCAAATGAACGTTATGGATGTGGTGTAGGTACCGATAATATTGATGCAGCAGCATTGACTGAGTTAGATACTTATAGTAGTCAATTGATAACTTACACTCCGGTAGGTGGAGGTACTGCAACTCAAGCACGTTATACAATCAATGGTCCATTGAACACTAACAATGCATGTTTAACTAACTTGCAACAACTGGTTGACACATGCGACAGTTGGTTGAAATGGGATGAAGTAAATGGTAAGTGGAGTGTTGTCATCAATCAAAGTTATCTCGACTACACAACTTATGCCAATCTGTTTGTCATTGACAGCAGCAATATCATCGGTGGGGTTGACGTTAATCCAGTTGACTTGAACAGCAGTTACAATAGTATAGAAGGTCAGTTTCCTAATAGTAAGATCAAGGATCAAACAGATTACACTTACGTTATACTACCAGCAGAAGACATGAGTCCTAATGAACCAGCAAACAGACTTGTGTTACAGTTCCCTCTTATCAACAACAGCATTCAAGCAACATACTTGTCAACTCGTCGTTTGATTCAGTCACGTGAAGACTTGATTGTTAACTTCACAATGGATTACAGCGGCATTCAAATCGAAGCAGGTGATGTAGTTCGTGTAGCACATGAAGTCTATGGATGGGGTCCAATCAACAGTAATCCAACTAACCTTGACAAACTGTTCCGTGTTGATCAGGTTATTGAAGTTAAGAGCGAAGATGGAAGTCTTGGTGCAAGATTAAGTCTTGTAGAATACAACAATCAAGTGTATGAAAACATCGATATTCAAGATTACACACCAGCAACTAACACAGGTATCCCCAACCCAGCATGGATCAGCACTCCAGGTGCACCAGTTGTAACTAACGTAACGACACCAACTATTGCCGGCCAGATGGGTCATTTCAATGTAAGTGCAACTGTGCCAACAACAGGAACTGTGTTGTTCTTAGACTTCTATTATGGTACAACTACTGATGTTACTACATATAAATTGTACAGAACAGTAACTCCTAACACAGGTCGTGCATTCATCAATGGTGAAACGATTACAATCTCAGTCAATGACTTGCCTGCAGGAACTTATTATTGGTCAGTCAAAGCACGTAATACTACAACGGCAACAGCAGGTGGTGGTGGTGGTGGAAGTAGTCAACCAAGTCCATCAAGTCTTACTCCTTTGCTTTGGGCTGGCGCCGCATTACTTGCTCCTTCAATTATTGGTGCAATAGTTAAAGGTGGTATTGCTACTGGATTGATTCAGCCTGGTGCAATTACTAAAGCATTGTTAAGTCCTGGCTTAACTGGTACGCTTAAGACAATGTATTTTAACCCAGCAGATTTTAATGGGAATGTTCCAGATATTACGGCTTTGCAATATTGGAATAGAAATAGATCATGCACTATACCTGGTTATGATGTAAATCCTGACAACATTTATCCATGGTATCAAGGTACTGAGGTAGATAGCACTGGTACATGGACACCCGCACTATCACGAGTAAATCAGGTAACTGAAGGCGAAAATGGATGGTATAAAATTGTATATTGGAATACATCTGATGATCCAGTAATTCCTGACGTAGATTGGGTAAACATCACATTGAATCTATCATTCATGAGTGATACTCCGGACACAGTAATTCAAATATCAACTTGTGTTAAGTTTGCCAATGACGCACCAACAATACTGAACATTCAATCGGGTGATTATTATGAAACACATCATCTTAAGAATACTGAACCATATCCATATGGTGTTTCTATCAACAATTTCTCAGGTACTACTGGATCAACCGGCGTAGAATGGGGATATGCAGTTAGAAATATGACACCAGGCAGCACATTAACATTGATAAGTGGTCAAGGAGTATATGATGCTAAGGCATTCCCTAAGCCGTACTATCCAGTAGCACCAGTCTAAGACAAACACTAAATACAAATAAGGAACAAATAAAATGAGTTTACTAATAAACGGATCAAAAACAGTAACAATCGCTGGTACACAAATGCAATGTGTCGAAGTATATACGGGCGAGAGTTATACACTTCCGTTCCAATTCACTGATACAACCGGTATTGCGATCAATATTACTGGATGGACATTTGGTACAACTGTCAAATGGTACAACACTGTTGTATCTTATCCATCAGTTCAATCTAGTGTGGAAGATATTATTCTAAGTAACACAGTACTGGTTAGCCCGCAACCAAGTCCTAACCCTCCAAGTGGTATGACAGCAAGTATTATAAATCCTATAGCAGGTACTGGTTATCTTTATGTACCTGCAACTATCAATGGTGGACAAAATATATTGCTTGACTCAACTACAAGTTTGATGGCTATTATTAATTTGACTGTTACAAGAACAAATGCATATAGCAAAACTGATGTTAACATCGAACCAATTGGTATGATTATAAGATACATCTAATGAGCGATACCTCTTTAAATTTAATTGTTCAACCTGTTGAAACCAACATAACGCTTAATAACACAGAGTTAAGCGTTACACCGACGGCTATTGATTTGAACTTTGGATTGACAAGCGCTACCGGTAATTTGACATTTAATGTTAATCCAACGACAAGTAACTTAGTTATCACTACAAACAAAATAGATATTGCGCCAAGTGCTATCAATATGCAAGTATATGCAGGTGGATTTGGTATAACTGGTGGCAACATAACTAGCGTTCAATTCAATAATGGTGGACAACTTGCTGGAAGTAATAGTTTTACGTTCGACAAGACAAGCAACACAATGAGTGTTACCAACATTAAGGTTGGTAGTTATTTCTATGCTAATGGTGCACCTCTTAATCTTGCAAACACATATAGCAACAGTAATGTAGGAGCATATCTTGCTAACACTGGATTGTTTACTGGTGCTGTTAATAACTTGCAAACACCAGGTACTAATCTAACTACATCAACCGCAGCATATAGTGGTCGTGAAGCATTTTCTAGGGTGAATAACATTGGTGCTATCGAAGGTAGTATTAGAGGATTTACTAACGACGGTACATATGTCTATGGATGCTTACGTAATTACATTGTAAGAAGTACTGATGGTCAGAATTGGACAATCGTACATACTGGTTCACAGAACTTTGTTAGCATGGCATTCAATGGAACATATCGTGTTGCAGTAGGTGGAGGTGGCGCTCTTTCATATAGTATTGATGGTACAGCATGGAGTAACAATACGATTGGAACCAATCCATGGTTACAAGTATTAGTTTCTGGAACTACATTCTTAATGTGCGGTGCTAGTGGAATTTATTCATCAACTAATCCATTATCTTGGGCACAACGTAATGCAACAGCCGTACTTGATATGGCAGTCGCTGGTTCATTAGTTGTAGCAATCACTGCAACATCCGGAGTTTATAGTAATAATATTACAACATGGACAGCAATCGCAGCAAGTGCATTTACCGCAGCAAATTCTATATCATCGAATGGCACAACCTTTGTTGTTAGTCGTAGTAGTTTTATTGGAACGTTTTGGAAAAGTACAAACGGATCTGCATGGACAAGTTTTACTATTACTGTCGATTTGACTGCATTAAGTGGAACCATATTATATAGTTACAGTATAGGTGCATGGTACTTACGATCTACCGGTTATGGTGGATTGATAGTTGACGTTGCTAGTATAGATTTGTTATCTTGGAGTTATCGTAATGTCGCATATTTAGGTCAAGAACCTGGTGTCAATGCGATTAGTGAAGATTACACAGTTGGATCGATTAATTTAATTGCTTGCTCTGATGTAACTTCAATGCGCAAATTACCACAGAACTTAATTTATACTGACTTGGCAACAATGACCACTGCACCAGTTGGAAGTTATTTGTGTTTAGGTCCAGTAAGCACTAATTTTACGCAATCTATATACATGTGGCTTAAGACAACTTAAACCATATAGCATAAATACATTATCACGTACACGAAACTCAGCGAGGTAGTTGAGTTTCGTCAGGATGCGAGACAGCAGAAAGGTACTTAAATGAAATTCACTCAGTCTACCCTTAACCAGGTTGCCGGCTTTGACAATCAAATCTTAGCACAACAACTTGTTTACAATCAGAAAGACTTCTGGAACTTTGAGTGGGGAACTCAAATCACAAACCAAACAGGATGGACTACTAACGTCAATCCAATCGATTTGACAGGCACTACTATTGATGCTCAAATCATTCGCAGAGATATCGTTAACTTAGAAGACAGCCGTACTGGCATGAACTTTGACATTGTTGACTATCCGTATCCTGCTCCAATCACAACCGTTGTTAGTTCTAGTTCAAGTCAAAACACTTTTTCTTGCTTAGATTCAAAGCAATTGTTTGTTAATCAGCCTGTAGAATTTACCGGTGATGTGTTTGGGGGTGTTGCAATTAACACTACGTATTATATAAAAACAATAATCACTGCAACTACTTTCACAATCTCAGAAACCAGTGGTGGAGCAACATTAACTCTGTCAGATGGTTCTGGATTGATGGTAATCAATCGTGTTGCACCGACTGCAATCACAATGCCGATCACTAATCGTATTGATGCACTCGGCAAGTTCACGATGACTATCGATGATAATACATGGGATATCATTGCTGGTGATCCAGAACTTAACATCAATTCGAACAACCCTGTTTGCTTCACTGGACGAGTAAAGATTAGTT